CCTGTATGGCAGCATATTTCACGTCGCCTTCGGAGCCGACCGAAGCGAGAACGCCCTCTGCGTCGGCAGTTACGCTGGCCGCGATCGAGTCGCGGAGGGCGCCGGAGCCGGCGTTTAACACGGCGCCGGAAAGCTTGTTGTCTTTGACCAGATCGGCGAGCGCCGCCGCGAGTTCGGTCGCCTTGGCGCCGAGCGCGGCTTGCAATGCGGCGGGATAGGCATCGAACCGCGCGCTTGTTTCGTCGAGACCCTGGACCTCGAGCGCGGACATCAGAGGATGGCCCGCTTATAGGGTTGCAACATCGCCTGGATCGGCGCCGACATTGCGCTCGTGTCGTAAGCGATTGTTTCCTGACCGCCGATCGACTTGGATTTCAGGCCAATGCGCTCGGCAGCGCGAAAACGCTCAGCCGCCAATTCAAGGCGGCCTGAGCGATATCCTGCGGCACGTAGCCGTAAGAGATGGACACCGATTGCCCGGCGTCGGCCGCGGAGAACGAGTAGACGCCAGTGCTGACCGAATATTGGCCAGCGGCAGGCGAGGCGGAAACCGCCGTTAGCGACGCGCCGGTCGCAGCATAAGTCACGCCGAGATCCGATCCCCAGGTCCATAAGGCGAAAACGCGGAGACCTGGAGAGGCGTGGCGGCGGGAACGGCTTGCGCCTCGTTTTGAACCGCATATCCGGCGCTGTAGGATACGACGAGACTCTGCCGTCCCGGCCGGTAGTGATGGCCGAATAAATCGAGTGCCTGCGGCCGCCCCGGTGGAACGCCATCGTCCGGCTGAAGGACATAGCCGAATGACGCCTCCGGGTCGGCGTTCTCATCGGGCGGAACGACGATTCCACGCCATGTCACTGAGGTCACCTCCAGCACTGGCCAGCGCCTCAAGGTGACGCGGCTTGTCTCGAGATCAATCGTCTCAGCATAGGAGAACGGTAGCAGGCTGGGGCGGCTTAGCGCCGCGTAGATCGAGCGACTTGCCGCCGTGACAAGCGCGCTGAGCGTCACGTCGCTCGGGCCTGGCGCGGACGGCAATCCGAGCCAGGCCTTCAAAGCCGCGAGATTGGTCAGATCGAAAGGCGACATGCAACGCTCGCGATGACGGGGCAAAATCGAAACGACCGCGCGTGCGCCTTCGCCTCGCGGCGATGCGCCAGCGCAGCCGAGCGTCAGCCGTTGCCGATGTTGGTGAGGATGCCGATGCCGAATGAGGCGTATATGGCCAAGACCTCTTCGGTGTAGACGCCGAACTCGCGGCGACGGGTGCGGACTGGCCAATCAACGCGATAATAGTCGCGACGTGTGAGGACCTCCGCCACGTTGGGCGTCTCGTTCGATTGATACCACGCCGGCAGTCGTTCGCAGTACGCCAAGATGGTGCCGGGCGGCAGGTCCGGATGGACCGGCATCGGGATCTCGACGCCAGTGAACGGATTGTAGTACCAGCGTACGACGCCGGAGGCTGTGAACTCATAAGGCGCCGACTGAGAGGCATCCACGTTATAGCGAACGAGTGGGCCAGACGCGTTTGTGAGGCACTTCGTCGTGATGTTCTTCTGCTCTTGCGCGTTGACATAGATCACCGTCGGCGAAAGCCGATAGGTGTTCCACATCTGCAGCAGGATATTGTCGATCTCAGCAATCGAACCTCTGCCCGACGGAGTAAGGAACGTGCCCGTGCCTGCGGGACCAGACGCCAGCGCCTGGACGAACGAGGCCGTTGCGGGGTTGAACCCGTCCGTCAGCAATCCGTCGAACGCCAGCCCCGGGTTGCGAGAATTGTCGGCAATTATGACGGACGCCGCCTGCTGGCCTGAAACGAGCGGCGTGCTAAAGGCGGCGCTGTTGATCGTGGTGATCGCCTGCAGCGTCTCCGAGCCAGCGGATCCAACATACCATGCATAAGCGACGGCGCCGTTGATGATCGGAGCTGTTGCAAACAGCGTCTGTCCGAGCGTCACCGCTTGTGTGACGTTGGCGCTACGCATCGAGGAGCCGCCGTTCAGCGTATAGGTGTTGCCGTCGTTGCCGGTGATGGTTTTGGTCGCAGCGACTCCGCCGGAGAGGCTTGAGTTGCGGTAGCCCTCGAATGTTAGGCCGACGACGATCACCGAATAGGTCTGGCCCAGCAGGGTTGCGCCGGTGCCCGAGGCGGTCAAGGTCGGAGCGCCGGCCGTGCCGAGCGCAAGCGACGTGTTGCCGCCGAGGAGCGCGGTCTCCTCCTTGCGCATCGTCTTCTGCAGGATGCGCAGGGTGGCAGTAGCGTTGATGTCTTCGAAGCCCTGGGCGGCAGCCTCCGCTTCGAAGGTCACCGTGTCTTCCTCGCCGAGCGTGAGGTAGGGGAGCGTAACGGACACTGCCGAATAAGACATGCTTGCTGTACGTTGGCCTTCCGGCACCCAGCCCATCGCGTCGAAGCCAGAACCCGTCGTGCTGAAGATTGAGCGCCAGTGAGCCGCGTCGCCTGGGTTCAGTCGCGCGACGCGGGGAATTGAATTTCTCAACGGCGTGATCGTCGGGTACAGGTTCTTCGCCGGCGCCTGCAGGTCGTATGCGGTCAGGCCTGTCGAGATCGTAACGTTCTTGGCGAGCGAATCTTTCATCAAACCCAGCGTCTCCTGGGTCGTCAGCGCGATGTTCATGAGGTCGGTTCCTTGGCGCGGATTGGGGGTTAATGGGATGAGCGCATGGGTGGATTGGCGGGCGCGATTTGTGCGCGACCGACGGGGCTTCTGCGGGAACCCTTGATCCTGAGCTTTTCGAGCGCGACTTGATCGTTCTCAATCACCGCAAGTGAGTGCGCGGCGAGAAACCACGGTTTCACGACGGGCCGGCGTGCCACTGGCATCGAGGTCGTGGTCACTCGCCAAGCTTCAGATTGCCGAGATTGACATTGCCGAACTTCACACGCCGTTTGCCAATCTCTAGCTCTGGCGCGAGCGCTGTCGCTTTCTTGAGGTAGGGCAACAACGCGTTCTCGACGGCCAGAATATCGACGCCCGCGGCGACGGCATTGGTGGGCGTACCCGCGGCGCAAATCGTCTGCGCTTGGGCGTAAGCATTCTTCGCGTCGGCATTCATCGTCGCGGAGGCCGGACCGAGCGCTGGGAGCGCGTTGCACACATCGTTGTAAGCTGCGGTGATAGCCGCGGATGCGGTGGGCGTGAGCTGTCCGGTGGAAGTGCACCCGGCGAGGCCGCCGCATACAGCGAAAAGCGTGAAGATTGACTTGACGGGAGTCATAGAGTCTCCTTGAGAGCGGCGGAACGCAGGATTGCGGCTCCAGAAAAACCGGACCGACGACAGCTCACCCGAGGCGCCGCCGGTGGCTCGAAATAATCTGCGGCGGTCAAGGCTTCGAGCGGTCGACCGATCGCCGCCGTGAGCGAGGCGATGGCCCGCTGAACCTTGACCGCCGCCTCGCTCGACGCCGCGGCGTCAGCGATTCCGTCGGCTGCGACCGGGAGGAGAGTCGCGGCCAGACAGGGTCTCGAAACGAACGATGAACTGCTGGCTCGACCCAGCGGCCGCGGTTCAGAAGCGCGGCGGCGCGGGGTTGGCGAGGCTGAGCTTGGTGAGCGCGATCGCGCGCTCATGAGCCGGCAGCGAAGCCAGGCGCCGAACCGCGTCGTCGGCGCTGACCAGGGCCTCGCCGGACGCGTCGGCCGATTTGGCTATCGAGCGTAGGGCAGCCTTGGCCGGCAGCGGCTGGGCTTCCAGCGCCGCGATGCGCTTTGTCATCACCGTGAGCGCTGGCGTCAGATCGTCGAGCGCCTTGCGCAGGCGTGCGTTTTCCGCCGTCGCGCGGTCGAGCTTCGAAGCGGCGTAGGTAAGGGCCTTGGCCAACGCATCGGTGGCCTGAGTCGTCCCCGGCGAATCGGAGACGCCGGCAGCCTTATCGGCCAGTTCTGTCCAGGCGTCGGGCAGGGCGCCCTCGGCGCCGATTGCCTTGGCGCGCGCAATGATGTGGGCCTTGACGTCGGCTTTCTCGCCGCTTCTGCAGCAGTCTCTCACGGCGTTCGCAACGTCTTTGGCGGACCGGATCGGATAGGAGCCGTCGGGCATAGCAACGCCCTCTTTTGCGTCTTTCTCACGCTGTGCGGGCGAAAACTCCCGCTTGTCGGCGTCGAGATCTTGGTCGCCCGCATCGACGTCAGGATCAGCTGGGTCGCCGCCCTCGGCGCGGGAGGCGAAGGAGCGCTTTTCGACCATGCCGTCCTTGACCACGTCGAAGGTGGCATCGGGTACGCAGGGCAGATCGACGAGCGAGATTTCGTGCGGATCGGCGGTGTAGCGGGTGAGTCCGCTGTCGGGGTCCGCCCACCGCTTCACATAGCGGCCACCCTGGCTGAACCCGGTGTAGACACCTTCCTGAACTTTCCGCCATTCGTCGTCGTCGACGATCTTGGCCACGACCGTGATCCGCTTTGCGTTGTCGTCGAAGGCGATGTCAGTCAGCTTGCCGGCGGCGATCGGCGTATGCATGGCGCGAACGGCGCCGAATGATTTGCCGCCGCTCGCCGCCGCGGCTTCGGCCGACCATTTCTCGAAATAGGGCTTGCTTGAGGAATAGTCGAAAATCTCGCCAGAGCGATCGGGCGTCTCCGCCGTCGCAACGCCGGTTACGAGTCGTCGATCAAGATCGACCTTGGCGAGCGGCAGGAACAAGTCGAGAGCGGACATGCAGGCTCCGGAAGAAGCAAGCGAACCGCGCCCGTTCGGCGCGGGCGCATCGGAAGTCGGAGATATCTGAGAAGGGGAGTTGCCGGCCGCGGCGTTATCGCCGCCCGCACCATCTCCACTGTAGCTGACTATGCCACGACCGGCGTAAGCGGTCAAGGAAATGTTCTCTTTTTGTTCTGAGCCCCGGAAACGCAGGAGTTTGCGCTTGCACGAGCGGGTGCATCTGCTGGCGCATGGTCTCG